TGAGTACGAAAACTTCAAGGACTTCTACACAAAGGATTGGCAGAAGTTCATGGAGTACAACATTCAAGACGTTGAGTTGATTGACCGTCTTGAAGACAAGATGAAGTTGCTAGAACTAGCAATCACAATGGCATATGATGCTAAGGCAAACTTTGAAGATGTATATTCACAGGTAAGAATGTGGGATACAATGATCTTTAATTATCTTGCCGACAAAAACATTGTACCACCACCTCGTAAGGGTGGTAAAAAGAAAGACGAAAAGTATGCAGGTGCCTATGTCAAAGAACCGATTCCTGGAAAGTATGATTGGGTGGTCAGTTTTGATCTCAATAGTCTGTACCCTCATCTTATTATGCAATACAATATCTCCCCAGAAACCCTCAAGGATGACAGACATCCAACAGCAACGGTTGATAGAATCCTTCAAGAAGAGATAGATATAGGAAACAAATACACAGTATGTGCCAATGGTGCACAGTATCGTAAGGATATACATGGATTCTTACCTGAGATGATGCAGACAATCTACGATGAACGCACCATCTACAAGAAGAAGATGCTAGTCTCAAAACAGAAGTATGAAAAACAACCAACCGAACAACTCAAACGAGACATCTCGAAGTTCAACAACATCCAAATGGCAAGAAAGATTCAACTTAACTCTGCCTACGGTGCTATCGGTAACCAATACTTCAGATACTATAATCTTACGAACGCTGAAGCAATCACACTCTCAGGACAAGTCTCAATCCGATGGATAGAGAACAAGATGAATGCATTCTTGAACAAAACACTTAAAACAAAGGAGACTGATTATGTTATTGCTGCTGATACCGATTCCATTTATCTTAATCTGGGTCCTTTGGTTCAAGGTGTATACAAGGGGAGAGAGAAAACTGATGAAGTCGTTGTGCGGTTCCTTGACAAGATCTGTAAAATGGAACTTGAACCTTTTATTTCGCGTTCTTACGAAGAACTGGCAGGGTACGTTAATGCGTATGAACAAAAAATGATAATGAAGCGAGAGAACATCGCATCATCTGGTATATGGACAGCAAAGAAAAGATATATTCTAAACGTATGGAATAGTGAGGGTGTTCAATATGAAAAACCCAAACTAAAAATTATGGGTCTGGAAGCAGTAAAGTCATCTACACCGATGGCATGTCGTAATGCTATTCGCGAATGCCTTGAGGTTATAGTCAATCAAGATGAGGAGGCAGCACAGGCATTCATTAAAGACTTCAAGAAAAAGTTTTCATCGTTGCCTGTTGAAGACATCTCATTTCCTCGTGGATGCAATGGGATAAATAAGTGGGCGAACCCGACAACAATCTATAGTAAAGGTACACCAATACACGTTAGAGGTGCTTTATTATATAACTTCTACAACAAGAAACACAAACTAACACACAAGTATCCTCTCATACAAGATGGTGAAAAGGTAAAGTTTGTTTATCTCAAGACACCAAACAAAATGAGTGAGAATGTGATGAGTTATCTCAATACATTTCCTAAAGAGTTTGAACTTGACAAACATGTGGATTATGATATACAATTCACAAAGAGTTTCCTTGACCCAGTAAAAGTTATACTCGATACGATTGGTTGGCAATCCGAAAAAGTAGCATCATTGGAGTTTCTATTTACATGAAGTATGTTGTTGAGTATCAACGAGCGTTTGGGCAACCAGATAAAAGAGAACAAGTCTTTGACGATGAGTCAGAAGCAAAATGGTTTGAACGTGCCATGAAACGTACCAACTTTATAACTAAAATTACGGAGGTAAATGAGTGAACTTTTTAAAGGATGTTGCAAGTGAAATTGGTAATGAATATGCTAGTCTTGTATCCGACGGTGTTTCAGCAGGAGATACTAGCGGTTACATTGACACTGGTAGTTATATCTTTAATGCTCTCTGCTCTGGAAGCATCTATGGGGGTGTACCAGGGAATAAGATCACTGCTATCGCAGGTGAGTCTAGCACTGGTAAAACTTTCTTTTGCCTTGGCATTGTTCAACATTTTCTTGAGTCTAATCCAGACGCAGGAGTGATCTACTTTGAGTCTGAGTCTGCTATATCAAAGCAGATGATTGAAGATAGAGGTATAGATTCTAATCGTATGTTGATTGTACCTGTAACTACAGTACAAGAGTTTCGTCTACAATCAATCAAGATCCTAGACAAGTACATGACAATGGATGACAAGAAACCTATGATGTTTGTTCTTGATTCATTGGGTATGTTATCAACATCTAAAGAAGTAGAAGACTCTGAAGCAGGTAAAGAGACTCGTGATATGACAAGAGCACAAGTTGTTAAGTCTATATTCAGAGTATTGACACTAAAATTAGGTAAAGCAAACGTTCCTTTACTTGTCACTAACCATACATATGATGTAGTAGGTGCCTATATTCCTACAAAAGAAATGGGTGGAGGCAGTGGATTAAAATATGCAGCATCAAGTATCATCTATCTTTCTAAGAAGAAAGAGAAGGATGGGAAAGACGTAGTTGGTAACATTATTAAATGTAAGAATGCGAAGTCACGTTTAACAAAGGAGAATAGTACAGTTGAAACACGATTATTTTATGACCGTGGACTGGACAGGTATTACGGACTACTGGAACTGGGTGAAAAGTATGGAGTCTTCAAGCGGAAAGGTAATCGCGTTGTTGTCGGTGAGTCTTCCGCCTATCCTTCTGCTGTCCTTGCTGATCCCTCCAAGTATTTCACAGAAGAAATAATGCAGAAGTTAGATGAAGCAGCAGCAAAAGAGTTTAGATATGGGAACTAAGTTATTAGATTATGTTAAAGTCTATGATAAACTGGTGCCTGACGATTTTTGTCAGAGCATACTTGAGACGTTTGGAGAATCCGACTACCAGTATATTGATAGAGAGCAGCGACCTTCATTCACGCAACTAAATTTAACTCAAAGATTAAAAGCACAAGATCCTTTATGGGTTGATAAACATAAGGAACTTGAGAATAGATTTGTAGATGCTGTTGAGTTGTATATGGATGAGTTAGGATTAGGTCCTGACTTTCCTAATAAGTATTGCTTTGAAGAGTTTCGTTTGAAGTGGTATAAACCAAATAACTATGATCAGTTTAAAGAACATGTTGACATCTATGATCACAATAGTGCTCGTAGATTTTTAGTAGTATTTTTATATTTGAATGATGTAACAGAAGGAGGAGAAACAAAGTTTATGAAATTAAACTGGACAGTTCAACCGAAACGTGGTAGTATATTAATATTCCCTCCTACTTGGATGTATAGACATGCAGGATTATCTCCTGTATCAAACGACAAGTATATTCTAGGGACTTATTTACATTACCTATGAACCTAGAACTCACGATTTTATCTAATCTCGTTTATAATGAGAAGTATGCTCGTAAAGTTCTACCGTTCTTAAAGGCAGAATACTTTAAAGAGAAAACTCATAAGGTTATCTTTCTAGAAATCCATGAGTATATCAGTCAGTATGATGCTTTACCTTCTCTGAATGCTTTGTCTATAGAGTGTCAAGAAAGGGTAGATCTTTCTGAAGAGCAGTTTCAAACTATACTGGAGACTTTAAATGTCCTTTCCGATGATCCCTCAGACTACGATTGGATCGTTGATACTACGGAAAAGTGGTGTCAAGAACGTGCGATCTACATATCTCTTATGGAGAGTGTCAAGATTGCTGACGGTCAAGATTCCAAACGTGACAAAGGTGCTATCCCTACGATATTATCTGAGGCACTTGGTGTATCATTTGACCAAAGTGTAGGTCATGATTATCTAGATAATGCCACTGAGAGATTTGATTTCTACAATAGGAAAGAAGACAAGATACCATTTGATCTTGACTTCTTTAATAAAATCACTAAAGGTGGTTTACCTAACAAAACACTGAACGTTGCACTCGCAGGTACAGGTGTTGGTAAATCATTGTTTATGTGTCATGTAGCATCTTCTGTTTTATTACAAGGTAGAAATGTTTTATACATTACCATGGAAATGGCAGAAGAAAAGATTGCTGAACGTATTGATGCTAACCTCTTGAATATTCCTATTCAAAAATTGTCTGATCTACCTAAGTCAATGTTCCAAAAGAAGATTACTTCATTAAGTAAGAAGACACAGGGTAAACTTATTATCAAAGAATACCCTACAGCGTCAGCACATGTCGGACACTTTAAGTCTTTGATCAATGACTTAGCACTAAAGAGAAGTATCAAACCTGATATAATCTTTATTGATTATCTAAATATCTGTGCCTCTCAGAGGTACAAAGGATCTATAGTAAACTCATACACTTATGTTAAAGCGATTGCTGAAGAACTCCGTGGTCTTGCAGTTGAGACTAATGTACCTATCGTCTCCGCCACTCAGACGACTCGTTCTGGTTTTGGTAGTAGTGATGTTGACCTTACTGATACGTCAGAATCCTTTGGTCTCCCTGCCACTGCTGATCTTATGTTTGCTCTCATTAGTACGGAGGAGCTTGAGGAGATGAATCAGATCATGGTTAAACAGTTGAAGAACCGTTATCATGATCCAACTATGAACAAACGATTCTGTGTTGGTATTGACAGAGCAAAGATGAGACTGTATGATGTTGAGGAGTCTGCTCAAACAGACATTGTTGACTCTGGTCAAGTCGAACTAGATATTGCAGCAAAGTTTACTGCTAAGAAAAATTTCCAAGAACTCAAGTATGATTGATTTTCTAAAATATACACAGTTTGTTAACGCTGTGACGTCAGAAGAAAGTAAGTATGGCGGACATTTCCAAGATCGTCTAAGAGATTTAAACTCTAAAGACTTTCCTACACACAGAGCATTAACTGCTGCACTAGGACTATCTGCTGAGTCAGGTGAGTTTACAGAAATAGTAAAGAAGATAGTTTTTCAAGGTAAACCAGTTAACCAAGAAAATCTATTTCATATGAAACGTGAACTTGGTGATATCATGTGGTATTTTATACAGGCATGCATAGCATTGGATGTATCTCCAGAAGAGATAATCGAACTAAATGTAGATAAGTTGAAGAGTAGATATCCAGGTGGAGAATTTGATGTACACTATTCTGAAAACCGTAAACAAGGAGACTTATGATTGGTAAACTAGATGCAGATGAAAGAGTATTATCTGAATCAGTAGATTTAGGTGAACAACCCATGCAACTTACACCAGAGTTGATTAGTAAAATCAATGAGTATATGGCACATACGAAAAGAGATGGGTCTTACAACTGGTTACCTACTGACGAGTATGAAGTACAAATAGCAGGTACGTTTGCTGCTGATAGATTTATTGTTATCAAAAACAAATCAAAGAATCCAGTGGTCTCTGCTGAACCTCATCCTT